CCTTCCTAACCATGGACTTTTGGGATTTACCGATTTCATGGATTTTCATCATTTTTCAAGGGAATATTTTTGGCGGAAAAGTGTTTGAACACAGACCTTCGGTCCTTCCTAACCACGGACTTTTGGGATTTACCGATTTCATGGAAATATCCAAATCCCTTGAAAACAATATAATCGTTTGTTTATAGAATATAACATCGCCGAGTATTATATTATATATCGCGAAGCTTCGAGAGATGGGTGACTTAAGTATTTTGACAATCATCGTTAGTTTAGCGGTTTGTTCATTACTCGTCTATGGAATATTTCAATATATGAAGGTTCGTTTGACGGTTTTAGAGCAATCTCATCGCGAACAAGCCATGATTTTACAGCAATATATTGAAGAATCCTCGTCGGATATACATCGTTTATATAAAATGTCATCGGCGCATTATAACGGTTCAGACGGCGCCGCACTTCCGCAAGGAAGCATTATACTCGAATATGCGAATGAAAACCAACCGTCGGATGAAAAACCAGTTGTGTATCATGAACCACATACGATTCATTTAGATACTGCCTTTTTTCAAAATAAACGAAGTAACTTGATTGAAATTTCATCAGATAGTGAGAATACTACTGAGAGCGAGAGCGAGAGCGAGAGCGATACCGAGACTGAGAGCGAAAGCGATTCCGATGAGAGCAGCAGCAGCACTAGCAGTGCTGACCCCCGTGATGACGGTTCAGAATCAGCGACCGATTCGGAAATTGATACGATAGAAACCCATTGTGATACGATAGAAATCCATGAAAGCGAAGTGAAAACAATCACTGTTGATTTAGGAACAATACAAGACCAAGAGACAAGCAAGAAGTCGGACGCACCAATCGATGTTCTTTCGTTGTTATATAAGAAGGCACAAATGACCCCATTACCCGACGATAATGATTTAGAAAACGCTGTGATGACAGCTACTACACAGCCACAGCCACAGCCAGAGCCACAGCCAGAGCCACAGCCACAGCCACAGCCACAGCCACAGCCACAGCCACAGCCAGAACAAGTCCAAGACACACCTCACGCATCCGCTGCTTCTACTATACCCGCAGCTCCTGTGAATGTCCCTCTTTCAGCTATGTCCGTCCCCGACCTCAAGCATCTTCTTAAGGAACTATGTAAAAACCAACCCGAAAAGCATGCCGAAATTCAACGACTCAAAAAGCCAGAATTAATTTATGCGATTAAACAATTACAACAGTAAAACCGATTTTTTATTCTCATAATATACATAATAATGTCGCATTCACAACCTCATTGGGCCAAGAATTACAGTTCGAGTCATAATGTTTATTTCGATTTTCCGCCACTGATGAACGACGGACGTAATTTCGCGGGTTGGCAGCCTGGCAACGCTGTAAATGAATCATTACGTCGCGCGGAAGGTATAACCACGAACTGGGATTATCGCCGTTATTTAACAACAAATGCCGACCAAATCATGAATATGAACCGTATTGATGCTGTGAATGCCAGCGGTCATGGTTCATTCGAAGTGAATCCGTATGAGCAAGACAATCATCGTAATGTTCCCTTCATGTATTCATCCGTCATGGATACGAGAGAACCATTCGGTTATGTTCAGAGTGACCTCAAGGATGTCTATCTCTCGAGAGAAGCACTTCAGTCACGCATGGTTGCGCCTGAAATCACACAAGAACAAGTTCTTGCTTTTCAGCGTCGGCAGAATCAGAACCAGAACCAGTAAAATGAATCATTTTCGTTACATGGACATCGACATGGACATGGACATGGACATGGATATGAAATCATAATAAACCAATATTTGTAATGTTTGTTATATTCAACATTACAAGTGCGAGAGAATGCGAATTATAAGTTTCGATGTAGGTATGAAAAACCTCGCATATTGCGTGTTTCATATCTCCGACTCTGTCGCATTCACCGGATTATCTGCCACAGAACTTATTCATCATATCCAAATCGAGAGATGGGATGTCATCGATTTGCGGTTCGAGCCAAATCTCTCAGAATCAACAACTACAGAAGTGGGCGCGCCAGCTCCAAAACGAACATGTGACAATGATACCAAGCTGGCGAAGTGGATGTTTCGTTCGTCAGCGTCAGCATCCACGTCTGTCATTCTGTATTGCGCGAAATGTGCCGAGAGATCCAAATATAAACTCCCATCTCGAGAGATTTTACCGTTTCAGCGCAAACCCGAGTTATTACTGAAAAAGAAGCTTGGCGAACTCATGGATATTAAGGCGAATGTAATGTCGGCCGCCAACCCCGCCACCGCAGCACCCGCCGCAACAAATCTGAAACTTCGAAAATCCGACATCATCGAAGAAATCAAAACAATACTCTCGAGAGATTTCATGGAACCCTTTGATGAAAATAAGTATTCGAATCATATCGCTGGAACATCTGCCCCAGTGGGTGCCTCCCCCGCCACGAAACCAAAAAAAGCCAACTATACGTATGCTCATGACCTCGATTTAATCACATACGGCCGCAATATGATGAAACATCTAGATATAATTTTAACTGAATGTAGCGGCCCAATCAACATGATGATTATTGAAAATCAAATCAGCACACTCGCCTCTCGGATGAAGACACTTCAAGGGATGATTACGCAGTATTTTATCATGAAGGATGTCCCGCAAATCGAGTTTATTTCAGCCTCGTGTAAGCTGAAACTCTTCACAGATACGCCAATCTCTCAATCACTCGACGAAGGTATTTGTATTGACGCAGCCACATACGCCGACCGCAAGAAATCCGGGATTGCTGTATGTCGATGGCTCGGCGAAATCTCTCGAAAACATAAATCCGATTACGCAAAATGGATGCCCGTTTTCGAAAATCATAAAAAGAAGGATGACCTTGCGGATTGTTTTTTACAAGGATTATGGCGGGTTCATTTGGCGGGACAGACATGTGCGGTATAAATCAAATAATAAATAGTTCGTCTAATTTAGTATAAAGATTACGTTTTAGTATATCACATACGAGACTACGATGGCGGAAGAAATCGATTTAGGAGCATTAGATACGATGCCGACATTTACGTTTGGCGGCAGCGGAAAATCATCTAGCAGTAGCAGCAGCGGCGGCGGTAATTTTGGCGGAGGTATTGAGCTACTCATGAATAATAAATTCAAGGACAGCGACCGTAAAGGCGGCGGCGGTGGCGGCGGCGGTGATATCGATTTAAGCGAACTTACCGCACTTGAGAATGAGTTGAATGACCTCAGTAATGTCGGACCCAAGCGTAGTGGTGAATCGGATAGCGGTCGCGACGGCGGTGGCGGCGGTGGCGGCGGATTTTTGAGCGGAATCTTCAATCTTAGCAAGAGTGATGGCGGTGAGTCGTCGGCTGGCGGTGGTGGTGGCGGCGGTGGCATTCATTTAGGAGAATCCACATCAAATACTGACGCAGACAACCGCACATGGGACGGGTATGGTAAATTCAATAACATTCCGATGGACCCTGATGCCAACGTGGAATCGACACCACAGCTCTCGAAAGAAGAAATGTTGAAAGAAAAGTTCAAGCTTCTTCGTAAATTGGAAGAGCTCGAACAAAAGGGTGTCCAGCTCACAAAGCGCTATTCGATGGATTCATCCTATCAAGAGATGAAGGGCGAATATGACACACAAATGGAAGAACGTGAGAGACAGAATAGCGTGAAGTTTCAGGGGAAAATGTTGCTCGCCTGTATTACAGGTTTAGAGTTTTTGAATAACAAATTTGACCCATTTGATTTGAAGTTGGACGGTTGGTCTGAGCAAGTGAATGAAAACTTGACAGAATACGATGAGATTTTCGGCGAGCTTCATGAGAAATACAAATCCAAAGCGAAGATGTCGCCAGAGCTCAAACTGTTGTTTCAATTGGGAGGAAGCGCGATTATGCTTCATATGACGAATACGATGTTCAAGTCGGCGCTTCCAGGTATGGATGATATTATGCGCCAGAACCCAGAACTTATGCAGCAATTTACACAAGCAGCCGTTTCATCGATGTCGAGCAATACTGGCGGCGGCGGCGGACGCGGTTCCGGATTTGGTAATTTCATGAATGATATCATGAGTGGCGGAGGCGGCGCACCCGGAGGCGGATTCGGTCGTAATAATGAACCACCTCCTTACGCACAACACCGCCCACCCCCTCCACCTATCGCAACAAAAGGCCCGGTCGCTCCTCCTCCACCGGTTCGCCCAGGCGCGACGGCGATGCCGACCCCGATGTCGATGGACCAAAAATCACGCCGCCCAGAGATGCGAGGACCCACCGCGGATGTATCTGATATGATGTCACGATTGAAAACAAAGACGATTAATATTCAACCTACGGGTTCGGGTGCGGGCTCTGCTTCTGCCGCCGCGAATTCCGACACAGCGGGCAATCTCACACTTCAAAATATACTTTCGGGTATGACGGGTAGTAGCACCAACGGTGCCGGTGCCGGTGATGATATCAACCTCGAGCCAACTGTCGTGAATGTCAGTAGTTTAGGCGAACTTCCACAGGATTCTACACCACATAAATCAAAGAGACGCCCACGCTCTGAGAGAAATACCGTAAGCATGGACCTATAAACCGATATAAATATGTTATCATAATAGTAAATAGTCGCTCATCGCATTCACTTCGCAATCACACGTAATGTCGTCTTCTTCGACCACTCAGTTTCGACCCATATGCACCCAAAATGATATGAGGTTAGGCAAAAACACTGAAATGAAACTATTCACACTTGAATACAACTATCATAATCCGAACTTTCATTTATTGGGACTCATCAATATCAACATCCACAAATTGTTATACGAAGTCAATAAAGATATTATGGAAGCAATCGATATTATACCTAACCCCGATGACGCAAGCGAACATCATATTCTTTATAAGTTCCGTGATATCGGCGGTGATTTAGGCGGTTTGAAAACCTATATGTTTGTGAATACAAAAGTCGCAAAAAGATTCGCAAGTAATGGAAATACAGAAATCATTTTTACAAGCAAAAGTGTGCCTTTTGAGGGTCATTCCGTTCTACATGAACAGAAATACAAACTTCTCGAATATCCGCTTTATATACAAAAATTCATATATCAGTCGGTTTCGGATGAAGAGCGTGTATCAAAAATACAAGTTCTTCATATGTTTAAGCTGAAGCCGGACCAAGATACCGAACTCACGGTGGCGATGGAAAACGCAATTGGAATTCTCATTAAAAAGATGTATTTTCGATTGAAAGTTGCGATGGAGTCGCTTCGGTAAAGCGTAGAATTGACATACATATTATATCAATAAAATAATATGTATTTAGAACGAATCATCGTATAATCATTAACTTGCGAGAGCGACAGTGACAACGGCGAGCCGACCTTATGGACGATTTATTGAATGAATACATAGAACAAGAAAAACAATTAGATAGTAGTGAATACGAAAAAGATGAAAATGGCCTCCGCATACATCACGAGCACGATGACGAGCAAGAGTATTTGGATTATATCGAGCGGACCAAAGAATATTATTACAGGATGTCCCTCAGTGATTTTTTTCGCGCCTTGTGGTTCACCGCTTCATCGACTTATATCTGCGCAACCGAATATTTAAAATACACGATAGGCTGGAAGTCGCGCAATCATGCGATTATTGATGTGAGTAAGCGTCTAGCATCGAGAAACATGATGTATGTGAAGATATTTCAAGCATTCGCAACGAACCGAAACATCGTATCGCCTGAACTCAATCGGTTTTTTAGCGAATATACCGACAACGTGAATTACACCGACGATGAATATGACATCGATGAACTTAAAGAACTCGAAACACGTTCCACGGAATGCGCACCATATCGGCAGCTACGCATCTTGAATGATTATAGACCGATAAAGTCGGGGCTGATGTCGTTGATTTTCAAGGGGGTCATGCTTAGACCGAGCGAAGCCGGCGGCGGCGGCGTCGAAGAAGAAAAAGAAGAAGTCGTCATCAAGTATCTGCGTAAAAATATAAACAAAAATTTCACCTCATCGATGAATAACTTGGTTGTTTTTGCGAAACTGACACGCTATGTTCCTTATATTCGAACGCTGAATATCGAAAGTCTTATTCTTCAAAATATTGTGTGTTTGAATGACCAAGTCAATTTTCGAAAAGAGCTTGCGAATATTATGCTGTATTATCGACACTGGCATACATATGAATACATCAAAATACCAAAACCTTATCCAGAATTTACCGAAAACATTAATCCTGACGCAATCGTAATGGAATATGTTCATGGTATGAAAATCACCGATATCGACCCGGAGGATAATGATGATTTTGGTAAAATATTGGCGTCATTTAATGCGAAGGCGGCCTTTTGCACGTCGTTTTATCATGGCGACCTTCATCCAGGGAATATCTTGTTTATTAAGAACACATCGCCATCGCCATCGCCATCGCCATCGCCATCGGGTCCTCTCCATCAAATTTGTATTCTTGACTTCGGTATCATCGGTCATCTCTCGCGTTATGACCAAGAGATATTGTTCAAAGCAACGAAGTATATGTATCAACGAAAATTCGATAAAATCATCGATATCATTATGAGTTGCGAATTATCGGAAAGTGCCGACATGAAAAGTGATATCCAGAGTGTAATCCCTTTAAAACATACGGAGAGATACGAAAATCTTCGTCGCGAGCTAACAGAAGTTCTTGTGCGTTATACTACACCTGAAATCAAGTTCTTTGGTGTAGCAGAAATATACGAAATTAATTACATTTTAAATAATTACGGATTGATGTTCAAACGCTCGCTTTATCGTCTTTTCATTACGGTTGCGATTATGGACTCAATCGGCACACGACTTGGAAGCAAGATGAGCTATATGCAACATATGACAGATATTGTCGTGGGAATGTTTAATATCGATATGAGTGGTAAGGACGAAGCGGACGAGGACGAAGCGGACGATGACGAGGACGATGACGAGGACGATAACGAGGACGATGACGAGGACGATGACGAGGACGATGACGAGGACGATAACGAGGACGATGACGAGGACGATAACGAGGACGATGACGAGGACGAAGATAATAAGTAAAAAACACTATCAAATCAATATTAAACGATATGAATTAGTATTGATTAGAAGATGAAAATCGGAATTATTGGCTACGGATTCGTAGGACGTGCGACACATATATTTGCGAAGAATTATTTCTCGAAGGAAAAAGGGAATGTCGAGAGATTTGAGGTTCTGCCAGATACTGTGACAACACCCGCCAAACCAAACTCGGTGATGACGCATAGTGCGGATGGAACGCCGGCCTCCCATTCCATACACCCCACCACGAGTCCCTATTCGAATGTAATTCCGTCGCAGGGGGGCGGACCCACCCCATTCTTCAAACGCATGTTTTTCAAACCCATCGACGTTCTTATTTATGATGTTCGCCCTGAGGCATGCCAACCGCCAGGAATCACACTACAAGAACTCGACCGCGAATGCGACCTTCTTTTTTTCTGTCTTCCGACACCACTCAACCATGACGGGACATGTTACACAAAGATTCTTGAAGAAGCAATCTCTCGATGCTCCAATCCATACAAAATCATCCGCAGCACGATTCCAGTCGGTTTCGCGGCCAGACACGGATGTTATTTCATGCCGGAGTTTCTAACAGAAGCTCGTTGGGAGAACGATTTTCGCAGCATGAAAGAATGGATTGTTGGGATTCCGATGAGGGTATCAGCAGCAATAACTGCTACAAATACAGAAAGTTCTTTAATATCGGCAGCAACATTAACAAACATTCGACGAGAAGAATTCAAAAGACGTGTAAGCAAGCTCATCAATCGTAGTCACAAAAATGGGGCGATTGATTCAAACATCGTTGTATTTTGTGATACGAACGAAGCCGAAATGCTGAAACTCATGAAGAACTGTTTTCTCTCCGCGAAAGTCGGGCTGATGAATGAATTCTATGATTTCTCTCAAGCAACCCAAACTGACTTTACTGAAGTTGTCAAACTCGCGAAACTCGACGCACGAATGGGGACTTCACATTTTCAAGTTCCGGGCCCGGATGGACGACGTGGATTTGGTGGCACATGCTTTCCGAAAGATACACACAGCCTGTATTGCCAGATGAACGCGCGCGGCATGAATTCAAAGATATATCCGGCGATTCTTGACCGGAATGATACACAGGACAGACCGGAACGTGATTGGGCAAGAGATGTCTGGCGCACAACGATACCGCTACCGACGCCGCAATCCAAAGTCGTGGTTGTTTTCACGAATACTACTACTACTACCAACAGTGTTCCTTCCGTAAATGTTTCCTCCTATTTTAACGATATCATCCGAACAAATCTCTCGAAACATAATGTTGTCATTCAAATTGTCCGTGATACTACGTTGGCGGCGATGAACCCACTCGGAGTGAATCATCTCATCAAATACTGGCCCTCGCCGACAAAGCCACTTTTCTTCCCGAGGGTGGATGAATGTTATTATACGCCATACCAGTCGATTGACGAACAATACACGTCGCATGATATCGCTCGTGATGTATTATGTATCGTCGATTTGTGGAAGAGTCATGAAGAGATGATACTTTATGTTGTAAAACATGCCAAAGACGCCGATGCCGATGCTGATGCCGATGCCCGCGCTTTCATCGAGGGTCAGGCGGACGATGATGCCGATGACGAAAGTGGAACGGAAGGATTCGATGACGACGACAACGACGACGACCACGTTGTTCATAAAACTACAACTACACACAATAGACGATTCGATTACGCAAGAATATTCGAAGATTATTACCATGACGCATTTGAACGCACAAACCGACGACTTGTTATTATGTTTTAGTTCGTCTTGTTCTATTGAGAGATATTGTAACTATTTTATGTTTTCGCGTTCGGGTATTTTTTTCGACGTGACGTTTTCGCGTCACGATGTCTCTCATACCACCTCCAAGCCGAACAGTCGTTTTACCAACTCTCCCATCAATCGCGGGTTCTGGCATTTTTTGTATTTCTTCTTTAATACCGAGAACCAACGGTGCGAGTGTAACGTCATCAAATATTTGTTCTGACATTACTTTATTCACACGATCGACATAAAAGGTTGTATTTTTTTCATCCGAAACAAATCTGCCAACAAAGTCGGCCGAACCACGAAATATATCCACGAATATTGTTTTGTGTAAATTTTGAATCAACTCGACAATATTTTCACCCGTGAATGTATCAGGCTGATGAGTTAGCAATCGAAACGCAAAGATAATTATCCAATTCAACATACAACTATAATCTCCTGGACAACCTCTACTCATAAAAACCGAGAATTTGCCTTTATGATAACAAAACTTCGAAAATAAACCATTCGCGGTAGGCGTTGCGGTCTTTCTTACTAGATTTACGTCATACAATAGTGTATTTTTACTATTACTCCAACCTAATACTTCACGTATGCGATTATTCGTGGCTTTCACTTTCGACAAGGGTTCTTTTGGCATGGCAATATTTTTTAATTCTAATTGTGCTTTTATGAGTGCTACCGCAGTTTCGGGCCGACACATTGCTACAAGCTGATCGTATTCTTTGATTAATTTATCGGTGGTCGTCGCAAGACCGCGTAACATGTTGCGCACAACATTCGAATCGAGTGCGGTGCGATACGCTTCTGACTTCGAGTTGTCAGATGGTTCAATCTGTTTATCATCATCTTCACTCGGCTTTATTTCACCGCTTTCAATACCTTCGATTACTTTTTCATATATTTCCGGGTGTTGTTCTTTAAGTTCATCTGGTTTATGTCCTACCTCGATGGCAAACCTGAGATATATTTCGGAATCAGGAGGTATGCGATAACGTCCTCCTTTTTGAATGCCGGTGCTTCCGTTGGCGCGGCCACCATGATGACTTCCACCGACAATTGCTTCTTCGGCTGCTTTACCGGATTGGCCTTGGCCTTCGCCTTCTGGAACGAGAAATAATTCACCCGTTGTATGGTCCATCACAAGGTCTCCTGTTGCGATTCGATGGTTTCTTACAAAATCTGCTAGGATTGGCTTCAATGCCTTGTATTGTTTCGTAAGTTCTTGATATCTGTTATTTAATTTATTCAAGACATCTAATTTTTTCAAGGTAGAACGTGTTGGATATTGTTCTTGAGCGATTGTTTCGATTATATTTTCTATATCGGTAATCGCCTGTAGTATATCTTGAATTTTTTCATTTTTTCGCTCTTTTGATGCCCTCTTATACGTAGTTCGTCGGATGTTTATTTCATTTATGAACGTTCTGATATTATTTATAGCAGTTCGATAGGTTTCTATATCATTGTCTGTCATGAGGGGAAGTGCTGGTGCTGGTGGTTCTGGTGCTGGTGGTGCTGGTGCTGGTGCTGGTGGTGCTGGTGCTGGTGCTGGTGCTGGTGCTGGTGCTGGTGCTGGTGCTGGTGCTGGTGC